CACGATTATCGTCTAATTCTTCTTGTGTGACTGAATCAGGGTCAGCTAGCCATTTCTTTACTAACTCAATGTGTTTGTTCATTCGTCTTGCTCCTTTGACTTATTAACATGCGTATTGCTGTCACGCAGCCAGCCTGATTCCTTTGGTGGTTCAGGTAGTGACATCCAGTGGGTTGGCTTATTATAGGGTATTTTTTGCTCACCATCATGTTCAAAGTAATAAGGCTCGAACCAATCCTTAGTTTCGTCTGCACCATCAAGCATGTACGTTACATGCTGAACCGTCCCATTCCCAAAAAGTAAGACTGGAACACCGTAACTTGGCAATCTATCCTCAACACTAACCCATTGATTCTCAAGCTCTGCAATGCGCTCGGAAGCAGCTAAGATGGCAGCATCTTCAATTAAGGGGCAGTCTCCTTTTAATTCAATTCGTGCTTTTTCAACCATTGAATTAAACTCATTTTTTAAATCGAAGTAATCGCTCATTCGTCTTGCTCCTACGCTTGATTTTTACTATGACGATAACGCAAGCCTACTAAGCTTATTTCACGTCTATGCAGCATTGACGCTATTGCGCCGGCGGGACGGTCAAAGTGTTTAGCTAGGTCTTTTAATCTATAACCAAGGTATAAAACCAAGTCGATTAACTCAACTATGCGCTTATCCCACCATTCTTTTTTTGTTTGTATACTTGGATTTGGATTCATTTCTTTAACGCCTTTACATTAGTAATAATTGTTTTTAACTGACCTTGTTGCTTTAGCCATAATACTGAGTGAATAACCATGTCTATGCGCTCAGGGCAGTTGTTTGACCAATCGTATAGTGTACGGTCTGGCACTGGATTGTTTGCTTTTAGAATGCCTGGCGTAATTCCAGCCGCTTTGCATTTGTCTTTTAATGTCATTTCCTAACCCCTATCCGATTCAATTAACCCTAATATTAGCGCGATTACCGCATTAATCAAGGTTTATTTTCAATTTATTAGTTTTAAGTTTAAGCTCTAACGCCCTAATTTCTGGCCAGTCGTCAACGTGGGCTTTTACGTCACGCCTGATTAGGCCTTGGGCTTTATCCCGCTCTCGCTCTTTGCGCTTGCGTTCTGCTGGTGTTGGTGCTGTCATTTGTAAGCCTTCGTGCAATGCGTTTTTCCTACTCATTTTATCCTTCTATGAACATATCAATTTGCTCGAAATCTATCTCGCATGACTCAGAGCAAGGGCTGTTATCAAACCTTTTTGAATGCCTAAGCTTTCCTATTATTTCATCCCTACCGAATAATGAAAACATAGCAATTATGTTGTGGATCGTATTCCCTTGCCTGTATAACTGGTCTTTTGGTGTATATCCTAATTGTCTAGCATCATCACTATTAACCATTGCATCAAACTCAGCTAAAAGATCAGGCTCATCAATAGCTGCTAATGCGAGTTTTGAGTTTGATTTCTTATGGCAAAACACGCAGTTACCAAGCCATCCTGAATTTATATCAAAACCTAAATCAAAGCTTTGCTCTCCCCACCAATCTAAAACATCATCACTATCGAAATCTGATATGCTTGCCATATATTCAATTCCTTTAGCGTCTTTTTTTATCCTTCTTGGCTCATCAATTCTTATACCTAGCCATGTTATATAACCATCTTTACCAAACTTATCAGCGCAATACTTTTTAAATGGTGATGTTTTCATATGTAAAGTACAGTGTGGCATGTGGTTTTTTGGTACTCCGTATTTCTTAACCACCGCCTTAAATGGTTCTAAATCATTGACGCAATCATTCAGATCTACAACCTTGTAACTGCATCCTTTACCCATCTCAGGTATAACAACAGTCCTTAAACATGTTAATTTTATATCGAAATTTTCAACAACACTTTTTATAAATTTATATGTTTCTGGGTGTTCAGCTCCGGTATCCATAAACACATATTCCACATCCCATCCGCATTTTTTACGTTTTTGCTCCATTAAATAAACCAAATACGCCGAAGTCCTCCCACCACTAAAGCTAACAACCTGTTTCATACTGAATCCTTAATTAGTTCAAATGCTCGTTTAGAAGATATACCCATGGAAACCATAAATGTTATTGATTTTGATTTTGACCAACCCTTATCATCACAATGAACTGCAAGTTTTAACTCATATCTACTCATAATATTCTCACTTGTTTGGTATTGGCTGATTCCTTAACCTTGAATAGAGTTTAGACGTGACCGGTCACAATGGCAAGTTTTATTTTACTTTATTTTCAATCTTTTTAATTGGGCCATCAAACCACCAGGGTTTATTCTTCCTTAAATCCTTCTCCACCTGATCTTTGTTTCGCTTATCCATGCTTATAGCGGTTATTAGGCCTTGGTCAGTTTTTATTTGGTATGAGGGCATTAGCCGAATCTATCTTTTGTTTCAGCTTCTACATATTCGGTATCAACACATTCAAAGCGCTGATAATCCAATTGGTTCTCTAGCATCTTCACGCCAGTTTCGCCAAATCTAACCTTGTTGAATATTTCACAAGTAAGCATTCCTTTGTGCGGCTTTAAATCTTCGCTTGGTGTGTGCAGAAACATCAACACGTCAGAATCATTCTCAATTGCTCCAGTTTCGCGTAAGTCTGATGCGTTAGGAAAGCCGGTAGAGTTTTTCTTTAACTGAGCTATTACAATTACAGATGCGCCTAATTCCATTGCTAGATCTTTTAACCTGTTGCTTGCGTTGGTTAATTCTGAGTACATGTTGTTGCTGTCGATTTTTAAGCGCTGTATGTAATCAACTACAATTAAATCTAGTTCGTTATACTTCGCTTTTAGCTGCCTAGCCTTTCGTTCTATGTCGCTTATAGATAACCCTGAACTATCATCAATATGCAGCTTTGACTTTTTAACTACTTCGATTGCATTTGCTGCACATGACCATTGATAATCGTTAAGCTCTGCTGATTTAATTGCAGAAAATGGTACATTGCCAATATCACTGACTAGCTTCATCATTCCTTTTTGCCGCTTCATTTCCATACTGAAGAACAATGAACGCCTGCCCATTTTTGTATAGTGCGCGAGTATATTCATAGCCCTGGTAGTTTTACCGCTTCCAGACCTCCCAGCTAATGCCAGATAGTCACCTGGATGCAAGCCGCCTGTTGCATCGTCCAAATGCTTATCACCAGTACATAGTCCGCTCATGCCGCCGTCTGTTTTGCCTAGCCTTTCCAATTCATCAATAAACGCGTCACAAAGCTCTGGAGCGTCTGCAATTTCATTCTCGCCCCTTTCTATGAATAAAGGCTCGATATCGCTGTACAGTGTCTCACGGGCTTTTTTATAGCCACTTTTTGCATAAACTTGATCTAACGCTTTGTGGCAGGCTTCAATTATCTTTCTTCCGTTCCATTCCATTACAACCATTTCGCAGTAAGTCATAACGTTTGCAGATGTTGGTGTATTTCTGGCTAGTTCGCCAATGTATGCCATGCCTCCTGCATCGTCTAAAGTGCCAAGTGATTCTAATAAGTCACAAATTGTTAATAGGTCGATAGGCTTTTTGTTTTCTAGCAGGATCTTAATTGCTTTGTATATTTCACGATGAGATAAAACATAAAAGTGATCGTGATTTATAATTTCAACAACTGAGTAATGACAATCTGAATTTATAATCATCGAGCCTAAAACGGATTGTTCAGCAGCTAGTGAATGTGGTGGTATTTTTAATATTTGATTATTCATCGCGCCACTGAGCCTCCGTTAAGAACCTAGCCAACTGCATGTTTTCAAATCTTCCACGGTCTGCGTTATGGGCTTCTTTGCAAAATGCAGCCATTGCGTTTACTTCAGCTTTGAATTTTTCAGTAGTGTGAAACGAAAAGTATTTTTTATTAAATAATGGCTTCCACCGTTTTTCAAGGTTGAAAGCCTTTGGTGATGTATCAACCTTACCGATAGCTTTTTTAGCTGGTTTCCATGATGTAGACCAAAACCATTCAAAAGCTTTTTCAACCATTACAGATTGGTCGTTAGACCTATCGAGATCTTTAACAGGTTTACTAACAGGTTTACTAACAGGTATAGGTTTGGCGTTTGTGACAAATGGACTTGTCAATTCTGACAAATGGATTTGTCGTTTCTGACAAATGGCGTACCACGTGGTCTTGTCGTACCCTTTGTCGTTATATTGGCCTGTTTCCACTAGTCCAGCAGATACTAATT